AGCGAGGACGCCCTTGTCGTTGAACGCGGTACGGACCTGCTTCGGGGTCCGCATGTAGACGTCGACCAGCCTCTGGGCCTCCTTGCGGTTCCCCACGATGGCGGAGATGACGTCGACGATGCGGGCACGCTGCACCTTGTACTTGGAGACGACCTGGTCGACGGCGGCGGCGGTCCCTCGGGTCGCCTCGGTCTGGGCGAAGTTCGCCGTCGACAGTCGCAGGGCCTCGTCCCGCATCCGCAGCATCGCCGACGCGCCCGCCCGGTGCGCCTCGGTGTTGTGCTGGAGCGCGGTGCCCTGCTTGTTCAGCGCGAAGTTGGACTTGTTCAGCGACTCCCGGTACTCGTCGAGGGTCGCGGCGAAGGAGATGGCCTGCTCCTCACCCGCGCCCATGCCCATGTGCAACGCGGCCAGCGCCGACTCGGCGGCGGAAGCCTTCTCCGCGCTCGTCGACAACTCGTCGTTGAGGGTCTGCATCGAGGTGTAGAACTGGCTCGTCGACTCGGACGCGGCGATCTGGGTGGTGTAGTAGACGCGGGTCTGCTCCGAAGCCTTCGCCAGCGCAGCCGTCAACTCCGACCCGGACAACTGGGAGAGGGCTTCCAGGTCCACCCCAGCGGCCTTCATCAACTCGCTCATCTTGGACAGGTTGCCGGTCCACGCGGTGCCCTGGGCTTCGAGGCCGGTGACCACGTCGTTGCTGACCGACAAGATGTTGTTCGCCATCTTGGTGATGTCCGCCTGCACCTGATCGGCTGCGTCGGCGACCTTCTCCCCGGCGAGCCAGTCGAGGAACCCCCCGCCGTTATCGAGGTTCCCTTGGATGCGACCCTGCTCGGCCCGCATCTCGGCGAGAACATCCTTGGCGTCTTGCAGCCCCTTCAACGACGTCATGTCCAACGCGTCGAGGCTGGCCTTGAACCCGTCGGCGGCGTGCTGGGCTTCGTTGAACGCCGAGTACATCCCGATCAGGGCGGCAATCAGGGCTGCCGGTCCGGCCTTGGCGACGAACCCGAACGCCTTCCCCAACGTCCCCATCGCCCCGGACAGCCCCACCGTGGCCCCGGTCAGTGAGGAGGTCGGGCCGACCATCCCCATCGTGATGCCCTGCTGCGCCTTCATCGCGCCGAACGCCATCTGCATCTTGACCAGGTTGGTGGCGGTGGCCCCAGCCGCGACCGTGGTGGCGGCGCTGTACCCGCTGTAGGCGGCGGTCAGCCCGATGATCGCGCCCTTGGCGGCGGTCGCCGCTTTCCCCAGCCCCAGCAGGGAAGCAGCGAACGACGTGACCAGCCCGACCCTGGTGGCGACGAAGTAGGCCGACAGGATGCCGAGGACGTGGGACAGTCCGGGGATCACCCCGATGGCCTTCGTCACCATCGACACCAGGTCGGACAACGCCGACACCAGCGTCAGGAACGGGTTGAACGACGCCACGTTCAGGACCCGCACAATGGCCTCAGCCAGTTTCGCCAGCGCCACTGCCCCCTGCGGGCCGACCCCTTCGGCCATCTCCTTCAGGGCGGGCAGCAGCCCGGTCCGCAGCGCCTCGGAGAACGCCACGAACCCCTGCTGGGCGGCGTCGGTGTTGCCCAGGTCCCAGATGGCCTTGGTGGTGTCCCCGAGCAGTTTCCCGAACGCCTTCAGCGACGGGAGAGTCCGGTCGAAGAACTCGCCGATGGCCTTGGCCCCCTCAGCGGAGCGGGACCACTCCTTCCACCCGGCGGTCGTCTCGACCAGCCAGTTGCGGAAGTCGTCCGCCGGTCCCGCCGCCCCCGCGAACAACTCCTTCAGGAACCCGGAGGTGTTGGTGATGATCGCGCCCCAGTCCTTGAACGCGTCCACCGCCCGCTCGAAGTACGCGGTCAACTCCCCGGACGCGGCTGAGGCGTTGGTGGTGTTCTGCACCCAGTCACCCAGGTCGGTGATCAACTGCCCCATGTAGTCGGTCAGGGGCTTGGCCTTCACCAGGATCAGGGACAACGCGTCAGCGAACTGGATGCCGGAGTGCCCGGCAGCCCGCAGCAGTTCCGCGTTGCGGGCTGCGATGGTCCCGAAACGGTCACCGAACGTCTCCGAGCCGAGGAACCGGCCCGCCTCCTCCGCCAGGTCCCCCATCACCTTCGCGGTTCCGGCCATGACGTTCTTCAGCATCGGCAGGTTCTGGACGGCGGCGTCCAGCCCTCGGGTCAGCCCGGGGAACAGCCCCTCAGCGGCGGCGTCCCTGATCTTGTCCATCTCAGGCTTCAGGTCCGTCAGGGCCTTGGCGAACTGCCCGGCCTCCTCCGAGGTGCCCTTCAGGGCTTCCCGGATGGCCTCGTTGTCACCCTCGGCGAACGCCTTGACCGCGTCGCCCATCCCCATCGTGGCGAACTTGACCGCCCCGAACCCCTGCGCCAGCGCGGACAGCCCGATGGGCAGCGCGACCACGACACCTTGCAGGTCGGTCAGCGACTTCGCCGCGATGACCGCACCGGAGCCGATCCCGTCGATGGCGGCAGCCGCCGGACGGAGCAGCGACGCCGCCCCCGCGACCTTCAGCGCCCCCAGCGCAGCCCCCAGGTTCACCGCCTGCCGGGTGAGGGTCTGCATGTTGCCGGTCAGCCCGGCCACCGACTGTGAGGTGCGGTCGGCGTCCCGCTCCATCGCCCGGGTCGCGGTACGGGTGGTCGCTGCGGCCCGCAGCATCGCGGTCGTGTAGGGACGGGTGTTGGCGTCTACAGTCGCCTTGATGGTCCCGGCATCGTAGGTCCCGGCCACCCGTCACCTCACCTTCGCTGCTGGACCTTCTTCTTCTGCTCCGCCTCCATCTGGTAGAAGATCGCCCACTCCTCGTACTCGTACGCGGAGAGCGGTGCCTTCCGCCCCGTCAGGAGTTCCTCCACCGTCATGCCCAACTCACGGGCCATGTGGAACAGGAACCACCTGTCAGGGTCAGTCCTGAAAGGTGGCAGCCACCTGCTTCTCGGTGTCCTCGGCCATCCCGTTGATGCGGAGGATCTCCTTGACGATGCGGTCCATCGCCTGAGCGTTCTTCTCCATCAGCAGGTTGTACTGGTCCGGGGTCACCTCGGGGTCGACCAACCCAGCAAGGAACACCTGCCGCTCGAACTCGTCCACGTCGATGTCACCACCGGTCAGCGACGCGGAAGCGGACCTGCGGATCGCTACCTGCTGCGCCTTCGTGAACGACTGGACCCTGACCACCCCGCCCCACTCGGGGACCTCCACGTCGACCGTGTTCCGGTCATCGCTGGTGATGATGTCCTCGACGGACAGGACGGCTGCGGGCTTCTTCGCGGTCATGGTGCTCCTTCTGGGGTTATCGAGAGGGGGTATTCAGTTGTCTTGTCGGGCAGGTTACTGGGTGGCGCGGGTGATCGTGCCGGTCGTCTGGAGCGTGGCGGACCACGATCCTGCATCGCCGACGTCGGTCGTGACCTCGTAGGAGGTCAGCCAGCACTCCCCGGTGTACCGGGGGCGACCCGAGGAGGTGCCCTGCGGGTCGTACTGGAACGACACCGAAGCGCCACCGGTCACCCCGAACAGGATGCCGTTCATGTGGGCGTCCAGGGTCGGGTCGTACTTGCCCTGGAGGCTGATCGTGCCCCCGGCGAGGCCGGTGACCGACTGCTTGTAGGTGCCGCCCATCACGTCGATGCTGGCGGTGTCCATCTCCACCGGGAACGAGATCGACGAGATGTACGTCGACAGGTTGACCAAGGTGGCTGGGCTGAACTGGTCAAGGCTGAAGGTGGCCTTGGAACCGTGCATGAATGCCATGAGGTTGTCCTCTCCTTACTTCCTGGCGAACAGGACGGCGAAGGTTCCGGTCCCTGTCCAGACACAGCGAATGAACTGGTTGATGGTTGTTCCCACGGCCACCGTCGAACGCTGCCAGGTGTACGGGGTGGAGGTAGTGCTGAACGTGAGGTGAGTGGTGTAGGTGCCGTTCGTGGCGGTCGCCGACGAGATCGTCACCGCCAGGGATGCGGCGGCGGACCCGACCATCAGGTAGCCGACCGCACCGTTGGTGGTCGCGCCACCGCCGTACTGCCAGCCGGTCGACACCGACGGGGCGGTGCCGGGTGCGGCCTCGTTCTGGTAGGCGTGGACGAGCATCCCGCCGTCGAGGCCGACGTCGGACTGGAACGCCGCCGAGAAGGTCCCGGCGTCACCGATGTCGGTGGTGACCTCGTAGGTGGACTCCCACGCGTCCATCCCGTACCCCATGTTCCCGCCCGTGTTGCCCTGCGGGATGTAGAGGACCTGCGACTTGGTGGTCGTCTGGAACGCCCCACCCGGGCCGAACAGCACATCGGACCCGGCGGCGGCACCGTCGACGAAGCCGGACACGTTCAGGGTCGCCCCGAGCAGCCCCGTCACGGACTGCTTGTAGGTGCCACCCATGACGTCGACCGACGCGGTGTCCAACTCCGACGCCTGCGACACCGAGCGGGTGAACGGGGACACGTCGTACCCGTTCATGTAGATCTTGGCCTTGGAGCCGTGTGCGAATGCCATCAGCCCTCACTCTCCTGTCCCTCAGCGGCCTCAGCCTCTGCGGCGGGGGCAAGTGGTTCGTCGTCGTCGGCTGGCTCGATGGAGCCGTCCCGGAGCAGTTGCTTGATGTCGGACGGGGGCAGGTCGTCCACGACCACGCCTGCGGGGTGCATCCGGCGCTTCCCGTCCTTGTTCGACGGGTAGTCCAACCCGGCGAGGGTGCGGTACTTCTTGCGGGCGGTCACGGGCGCTCCTTCAAGGCGGCGTAGTTGACGGCGATCTTGCGACGGTCGTGCGCGTCAGGGGGCAGCGGGTGAGGAGTGTCCTGGGCCATGATCCGGTCGTACCGGGTGGAGGACCAGGTAACGTCCTTCACGGCATCGAGAGAGGTCAGCAACGCGTTGGCGTTGCTCCTGGCCGTAGCGTATCCCGCATCCCTCACCACAACCTGGAACCGCGCCGTCTCGATGGGGGCCGAGCCGCCGCCGAGGAAGTGCTCCACTTCACCCGGGTACTCGAACACGCAGCACGCCGAGTCGGGGGCGTCGGGGAACTCCCCAGCGAACACGTTCGCCGACGACCAGGGTGCCCCCAACGTGATGATGTAGGCGCGGACGTCGTCGAGGATGCTCATGCGCCGAACTCCTTGCGGAGCGCCCCGGAGACGTACATCTTGATGGTCTGCCCGGCTGCGGCCTTGGCCTGGTGGTACGCCGTCTCCACGAACTTCGCCTGCGTCGGGGGGGCGTGCTTGTGGTCGAGGATCTCATGGACGTAGACGGCGTAGTCGACGACCCGGGGGTAGGACGCGCCGCCGTACAGGATCGACGACCGGTAGGTGTACGCACCCACCCGGGCCGACACGACCCGCCCTGAGGAGCGCAGCGCACCCGTCTCGACCGGGACCAGCACCTGGGAGATGCGGAACGCCTGGTTCGCCAACTGGCGGGTGCCCTTCGCCGCCCCCGAGAACACCCCGTCGGCGGAGCCGATCATGTTCTTCTCCAGGCGGGCGGTGCCCGTGAACCGGAGCGTCACCAGGCGGGCCATCAGCCGTACAACTCAATCGTCTGGTGGTGAACCCCGAACTCGTCGTACTCGGTGGTCACAGCGGCCACTGACGGCTTCCTGCCGTCCGGCAGGGTCACCTGGTCCGTCTCGACCAGTTCCCCCTGCGCGTCGACGATCAGCCGGGCCGACACG